CCTTAACTCCTGGGTCATCTGGTTATAAAATATCGAAGCCTGGTAAAGTGCTTCCCCTGATGTAGTGCCTAGCTTTCCATCTTCATAATCTATAAGTATCTGAGGGATAGCGTTGTAAGCCTTGCGGATATTGTTAATTACCGATTTTCCGTATGACTCAAATATTTTGTCGTTAATGTTTTGTTCAATATTTTCAATTTTAATATTTTCACCAGCTTTTAGATTTCCCTCATCATCAAATTCTGCACCCATAACCATAAATGAGGCTTGATGCCCTCCGCCTTGAAATTCCAGAACCTTATCTTTGAAATTATCTGCATCATTTTGATTTTCAAATCTGGGATGGTAGATGATTTTCTTCATAAAAAATCCCCGCCTTACTTCGCCGTTAGTAAACTTTGATATCTGATTTTCCGTGTCAGCGTCAAAATGTACCGGATCAATGGGGCTCATGGGGTAAATGCAATACTCGTCTGTAAAGCTAAAATATACCTGCCCCTTGTATTTCAATATCCCCTCTGCCTTATCTATTTGGAACTGAATAACATCCTTGTCCATATTCCAAACATGCACGGGAATAAAATCTTTTTTCTTTACCTGTCCCAACGATTTGTCCCAGTTGTTATATATGACAATCCTACCCGAATAGTTCTGAGTATCTTTAAGCCCGAACCGGCAATGTTTGAAGTTGACATGATCGAATGCAGTAACAGCGAGATTGGCATTGAACTGTGCCCGGACATAGAATCCTGCATAATAAGATAATGATTTTGCTATCTGCCTAAGCAACTTGTACGCTGTTATGGGACGTTCGTAGCGGTCTTTACCAATTTGGAGGGTATTGAGCAGTGGATCCGTGAAGCCTTTACCTACCAAGAAACGGGATAGCATCCCCGCAGATGATTTAGCGGTAACTGAACCGTCAATAATCCGCTCCATACGGGTAGGGTATGCATTATCCTTATCGTATAATTCTATCCCCTCCTGCTTAACTGAACGTACTATGAACGGGGGCGGTAATTCTCCAAGTGAGATTTTTCTTTGCATTGCTCATTGCTCTGTTGGTATGTTATTTTGTTCCTGCTTTTTTGGCTGCAATCTTCGGTTTTGCCGGAGCCTCTGTTTTTACTTCCTCAACGACTTCCTCCGCTTGTTCAGTTTCCTCAACAGGTTCCTCAACAACGGCTTCCTTTTTAATTGAAGCCTCATTTGCACCGGCGATTATAGCAGCGTCAAGTGTCTCCAATGTTAAAATCCTGCTTCCTTCATCAGCCAATTTTGCAGCCTCATCCCTTGCACCCTCAAGATCCCCGGCCTCGATCAGGTCATTAACTTTCTTTTCAATAGCCTCATCTGTGACGGCATTCTCAGCCTCAGCAATTGCAACCGTTGCACCCGCCTTTGCCCTCAGGACATTTTTTTCCTTCTCGGTCAAGAATATTCCAATAAGGTTCGGGAATTTCTTAATGGCATTTCCGGCGATATTGTCCGTCAATGTATCATTGTTGAAATGTGTACTGTTATAATACAGTAATGTACTTCCCCGGAGGATGTATTTCTTGTCCAATAAATTGCTCTTTACTTTTTCCATTGGTTTTAATTTTATTTTTTGTAAACTCTGATAATATTTTAAATGTTCCTTTTCACAATCTGTAACTGGTAACCCTAAATATTTTTGCGTCAATCTTAAAAGTTCAACAATCAGCCTGCCTCTTTTTATCTCATCGAATGAATGGGTTAATAATGTTTCAACTTCATTCATTACGCTCCCGGAGTTTCAAGCGAAACCAGGTCTGCTAATGTTGCAGCGTATGTATCGGCTGCAACCCAAAATACATAACGGGAATACTTTTCTTCCTCCCCGTCCCTAGTTGAGAACTCGTATGTAGGAATGCCGTGATTGTCCAATGCTTTCCACGTTGCCGAAGCCTTATGCAGTCCCGTTTCATAACCGAGAATGACAAAGCATCCTTGCGTCTTGGGGCCTTTAAGTTCTACAACAACAACAATATCATCCATGCTGTCGATGTTCTTTATTGCATCCTCATCCCTTTCGTACGGCTGGATTGTCAGGGTATGCTTAAAAAGCCCTGGCAGATTGTCTGCCACAACAGCATCCGCACCGGCGTTGTTTTCTTTTTTCACCGCCGTTATTGTCCATGCTTTTTTTGTTGAGGCATTGGCCCCGGCAGTTATAAGCGTCAGGCTTGCACCTACTGTCCACGTTACATCACCTCTGTTGAAAATCCATCCTTTGACCTCCAAACCAGCGGCCGGAACATTCAGGCAAGTGTTGGTAATTACTGCGGTTATTTTAGCTAAGCATCCCATATTTTTTATGTTTCAAGTGCGACAAGTGCGGCAAGGGTTGTATCGAAATCCGTATCCCAAAATACATACTTTGAATATTTCTCGCCTTCACCTTCGCGGGTTGCATATTCATAAGTCGGGATACCATGATTATCGTTTGCCCGCCATGACATTGTTACAAGGTGCAATCCGGTTTCGTATCCCAGGACAATAAAGCATCCCGTAGTTTTCGGTCCCTTTAATTCGAGGACAAAAACAACATCGTCCATATTGTCAATGTTCAGAATCGAAGCAGCATCGCGAGCATAAGGCTGAAATGATATGTTATGTGTATACAGATCAGGGAGGTTATCGGCAATTACAGCGTCAAACCCGGCGTTGTTTTCCTTTTTTACCGCCGTTATGGGATATGCAACCGTGGCACCTGTCATTGTTGCAGCTGTAAGTAAAACGACATTTGCGCCGTCAACTGTCCAGGTAACGTCTGCCCGGTTTATGATCCATCCCTTAACTTCGAGTCCCGCCGCCGGAACATTCGTGCAAGTGTTTGCGATTACTTTGGCTATATCTGTTAAACAAGACATATGTATGTTATTAAATCATTTCAACTAATGGCCTAAATAGGCACCTCTAGTAAGCTACTGCCGTCATATATTCCTCAAGCAGTTTCACGTCTATGTAATATGCAACGTCCGTATAATGGTTCTTTGTCGTTTTGTCATAAAACATATCGAACTCATTGAAATTGCTTTCATCACTTGTTCCTATCGGGAAATTATTGATAGGTGAAAGTGTCATCCTATGAGGCAGGTACAAGGCAGCCCCGGTGTCCAGGTATGACAGGATATTTCTGTCCCAGTCATCTCTAACAATAATCGGAATGCCTCGGTATGACATCTGAGTTACTTTACCCTTTTCTGTCCTGTCCAGGGTATAAGCAAGGGATTTGTCCTCAAGATATGATAACCAGTTCTTGAACAATGAATCGGTCATCTGATAAACCAGTCCGGCAGAGGATCTTGCCCGTACATCAATCTGATTGAATAGGGATCTCATGGCAAGCAACGCCCTGTCTGCGGCGAGGTTATTTTGAGCGACATAGTTGGCTCCGGCATTTTCATTAATTGTATATCTCGGTATGGTTAGGGCTGCAACGCCTGTGAAAATTTGTTCCCACAATCCTTCGATCATGGTGAAATACAGGACATTAATACCGGCTGTGATATGTCCGCCACCAGCGATGTTCAGAGCTCCCGTATCCCCGAATGAGGTTATCCGCAGAATGGATTCAAGGGTAGCATCAACGGTCAGGTCTGAAAGAAATGCAAGTTCTGCATTGTCAATTTCTTCCCATGTTTTCAATGCATCCGCCGAACGCTGCCACATCTTAAACAGCTGATCCATATCTTCCTGGCAGTGAGACAAGCGGAAGTTAATCAACTGCGGTGTCCAGTATTTCTGAGATGCTATGGATGCCACTGTCTCAGCATTCACATTACATGAACCGAGTGATTTCTTACCGATAATACCAAATTTCCCGTAAAAGGGTATCTGGGTTTGCATCTTGATACCGGTAGCTACGGTGTGACCCTGGCTTAATGCTTCCTTAGAATACAGTTTTTCAAATACTGCTTCGGAGGTATTCAGTGCTTCCTGCGGGTTCAGGGTTAATGCTGCGAGATTGATTAAACTTGCCATGATATTTTTTATTTATGGTTTATTTTTAATATGTTCTTAATTTTGGTTTTCCTGGGGATCTGTCTGCCGGAGCATTCGGGTCTGCTTTACTGAACGATTCAGGATCAAGTCCTTTGATATCCGATTTCATCTGAGCCTTAAAGGTTGTAATATCCTTTTGCAGGTCCACAATGGCAGCCTGGGTTGTGGTATTCTTTGCCTTTTCAGCATCGAGGTCTTTTTTTAGCTGCTCTATTTCTGCTTTCAACGCTTCGGCGTCATCACCTCCTGCGGCTTCTTTGATCTCTGTAAGCACTCCGGCGGCAAATACAAATGTCCTGCCGTCCGGCATCACATAATCACCTTCCGGTGGTGCTCCGCCTTCAATTGTGGCTTTCATCCCGACTTCGATTTCTTCAACCGATGTAACCTGGTCCCCGAAATCAAGGATAGTGCCGTCCCCGGCGGTTATAGTAAGCATTTTTACGCCTGACAGGTTAAGCATTTTCTTGAGCTTGTCAAGTAATGAGTCGTGTCCTTTTTCAACTGCTTTTTCAAGATCTTTCTGGTTCATGGTAATATTTTTATTTGGTTTATTAACATTAAAAAGTGCAACGGCCTTCATGGTTGTGATTATCTCGGTTACGAATCCGAGTTCTTTCGCCTGGTTTGCATCGAGCCATGTTTCATTTTTCATCATGGCCTCGATGGATTCCCTTGCAGATCCGGTTTTTTCAACATAGAAATCAAGGATCTTATCCTCGATGGCCTGCAATTGGTCGGCATATTTTTTGAGATCTTCGGCATCACCCCCAACCGTTGTAAAGGGTGTATGGATCATAAACTCTGAATTTTCGGTTATGGTA